ACGATTGTCACGGATGCCGGTATTGACGGCAACTGGTTGGCTTTCGGAGACCAGCATACATAGGAGGGCGACATGGCTTTTTCAAACAATTTACTCCATGAAGTTCCTATGGGGCAGATGCGGTTTACGATGGGGACGTTTACCAACACTTCCGGGTCGTCCGGTGGAGATATTCGGACGGGGCTTCATAAGGTGCTTCAATTAAAGTTGCAGCACACCGGGACGGCTGTGGTTGCTGACGATCCGGTTATTGATGAAACCTTCCCGGTAAATAATCCTGTAACAGTAAAAACAACTGCCAACGCGAACGGACTTTGGTTTGCGTGGGGATGGTAAGGGGGCGAAATGTCACTAACATTAAGCAATAAAAAATATCATGTATTTGGAGATTTGGCCGCCGTTATTGCGGATGTTGCCTTCGACTCATCTTATCCGTTTGGCGGCGAATCTTTTAACAGCGATCAGGAATTGGGGATGCACAATGTTGAAGTGTTCATCCCTGAAGCTAAAAAGGGATTTTCGATTGGCTATGATTACGCCAATAAGAAAATCAAGTTATTCAAGAACGCTCCGGCGATTGTTTACGAAGAACAGCACACGCCGGATGCTTCGGGAAAGATTACACTGGACTATCCGCCTGCTTATATCATGGGAATCTATCATGCCAGTGCGCCGTTGAAACTATCTACCTCTGGCGCGACGATTACCTACGGTCAGGCTAAGCCGGACGCTATCTTTGCAGAAGGTGAAAGGGCGACGCTATCCGTTCTTCCTGTTACGAATGAAATTACAAATGGGGCTTTTGCAGCCGGAACGGGATGGACGGCAGGAGCGAACTGGTCTATTGCTGATGGAAAAGCGGTAAAAGCCTCAAGTGCGGCGGTTGCAACTCTTGCACACGACACCTTTGTGGCGACCGTGGGGCATACTTACAGAACAGTTTATACCGTTTCAGGTTATGCCTCTGGCGGGGTTGCGATTGGTTTAGGCGGGGCTTCGGGAACCGTCAGATCAGCAGACGGAACTTACACTGAGGACATTACCGCAACGACTGTTGGCGGACTGGCCTTCACGCCTTCCGGGACAAGTGCCTTCTCTATTGACGATGTTTACATCTATGACCTCTGCGATACGGTTTATGTAACTTACATTACACAGGCATGGAAAGACGTTTGGGATAATCTTGTTCAGGAAGAATCTCAAACCACTACGACCAACGCGGCTACCTTGACCAACGTCCCTATCGCTATTCAGTCTATCAATGCTACCGGAACGACCTCTACCAATTCATGTTTGATGCTGGATAAGGACGACACCCCCGCAACGGGGGAATGCAAGATTGTCGCTACAACCGGAGTTATCACTTTTGTGGAAACGGATGTAGTGACTTCCTGCGTAGTGACTTACATCAAGAAGCCTTCCGCTGGATTCCTGTATAACCGCTTTGTTGCGGAAGAAAGCATGAGTGCCGCAACCAATGTCTGCACACCGGCTTATCCTATTTTGATTTGGGGATACAGCGGACAGATTCCAGAAAACGCAGCCGTAACGGAAGAGTTTATTTCCCTTGGCGGGACAGCCGGGACAGGAGAGGCGAAACTTAACCTCTTGTATCCGGGAACAAGAATTACCGGTAACTCTATTACCACCGGAACCGCTATGTATGTTTACGGGAGACCTGACGAGATCGAGACTGTTCCGCTGGAAGTAAAAGACGGAGAGGATTTGTCGGAACTAACTTCAATTAGAGTTATTTTCCTGGGGGCTTAAATGTCCACTGTTCAAACAATTTACGACTATATTCAATATAGACCTGACATACAAGTAACAATAGACGACCTGGTTCATGTAGTGGATCAGGCCGTCAGAACCATCGCTAAAAGATTGTATGTCCTGGGGTCTGATTTAATCACCGGTCAAATGGAAGTGAAGGTATTCGCGGAGGCCAGTTACAAGGCGGACACCATAGCCTTTGTAGATTCCGGCCCGGACACCATCACCGATTCGGCGGCGCAGTTTGTCGTTGAAGGATTTGCGGCGGATATGCCGATTACAACGGACTCCAGCGGGAACGGAGGGCCGTTCAGAATCGCCACTGTTGCGGTAGGGACTTTGACCTTGGCTCCTACCGATACCGTTACGGCGGCGGGCGCTGGTTCTGATGTCACGATTACCTCTGATAGCTCATTTGGGTATCTGCCTACGGATTTTTGGGGATTGAAGGGGAAACCCTACATTGACGGGAAAGACTATACCTTAACGCCATTGCCTTCCGTGGATGTTGAAATTGCCTATCCGTCAACAGGCGAACCGAGGCACTACAAAATCCGGGGAACGAAGTTATACGTTACGCCGCATACCTCTACCGACTACACGGTTAAAGCAGATTATTTCCAGAAGCCGGTTGCTATTACAACTACAACGGCGACTCTCCCATTCAACGAACTCTTTGACGATTTGATTGCTGAATACGTCGTCAAGTATTTCAGAGGCCCAAAGACTGAGGGGGTACCTGCCGAGAGTCTTTTGAGTAAGATGGTTATTGAGAATGTGGACTTGATTGCAAACCGGTATGACAGAAGAGCTCCGGTTGAATTTCCGCAGGCAATTGATTGGGGTAACATTTAGGAGGTCACAATGGATATTGATCCTGAAATGATTGAGAAACTTTCTGGTAATCTCGATGAAAGACAAACAAGGGCTGTTCCGAAAAATTCAATACGGGATAAATTATATCCGGGCGAAGATACATACTTCAAGACAAATCCCCATGTCAGCGGGATGATGGCGGAAGATAACAGGATAATAATAAATCCGTATTCGCCGCCCGAACCACGTCGGGATGGAACACCAAAAGGAAAAGGGTGGCTAGGTGTTTTACCTGTCATATATCCAGACGGGAAAGTAGGGGTAGCGACTGAATATTCAGTTGGTATCAGGCTTGATAATAAAGAGACTGAAATACCAACGTTAATTCCTACATTAACTCCAGAAGAGAAGAATTTTATGCTTAATGATATTATTCCAAATCACAAACAGGTTCCAGAACCGATACTTAGGAAGGCTGTTGAACACGCCAAACAGAGAATGAAACAAGGTTTTAGTCCATATAAGGACTAAAGGAGATTATATAATGGCAGGAACATGGCCGAATCTCGATGCTTCCGATATGGAAGCCAGAGTAAGAACTTATTTAAACGAGGTTACCGCTGGATTTTTTACCCAGGCGGAAATATATCGCTGGTTGTCTTTGGCGCATAAAGACATTGCCCAAAAGACTTTATGTGTCAGGCGCATCCTGGACGCAAAGACCACTGCATCCACACGCAATGTCACGGCGAATTGTTACAAAGTCCTGCACGTTGAATACATCCCTTCATCCGGGAGGGAAGTCATGTTGACCAGGATTGACCCCTTAAAGGCCGGCCATTATCCGGCTTCAGGGACACAACCGCAATACTGGTATGAGTTCGGGAGTTCAATAGGCATCGAGCCGATACCGGACGGCACATATTCCCTGCGCCTTTATGTCGCTGATATGCCTAAAATGGCTCACCTTTCTTTTTCTTCTTTCACTGAAGGTGTTGGAGCGACTGAATGGACAGATTCAGGATCTGGATGGACTTGCGGAGCTACCGCAGCGCACGCGGGGGCTGGCCCGGATACATTGACTTATAACACTGCTTTAGCCACAGCTAATTGCAATATCACGATTGTCTTTACTGTATCAGGGGTAGGGACAGGTGGAAGCGTCACCCCGGTTATAGGGACGGCTGGCGTAGCAGTTACTACTAATGGCGTTCATATGCAGACCATTGCCGCTACGACCCCGTGGAAAATAGCATTTTCCGGGTCAAACACCATAACCATTGATGATTTTCGAATCTACAAGGAAGCGGACTTTGCTTCAGCAACCGACCAGACCGAGCTACCTTCAGCATGGCAACACCTTATGGTTCTATATGCGACTTACAACGGATTGCTTAAGGACAAACGATTCGCACCGGCGCAAATGCTTGAAAGTATCTACAACAACGAACTTGCTTATTTGAAGCAGAACATTGTGGAAGTTATACCAGATGGAAGAAACAGTTTGAAATATGGGTGAGGATTGTGACCGTGGGAACCTTAACTATAACCAATATTATCAACAACGTCAGAAGCGCATTAAATGAAACATCAACTACTATGTTGAGCGATGCGGAACTAACGATTTTAATTAATGACGGCTACAAGGACATTTGCGCCAAGGCGTTGTCTTATGAAAAGAAAATTACCAAAGATAACATTTCCACATCGCAGAAGATTGTTCCCCTTGTTGGTGAAAATGTTGCAAGAATTAATTATGTGGAATACAAATCAGGCACAACCGAGGGCGGGAAAGGAATGATGTGTGTTCTTCCTCAGGCAGTAGGTCATATTCCCATTAACACCAACGCCCCCCAATACTGGTATCAATGGGGAGAGTATTTAGTGCTTGAGCCTCTTCCAGACGCTGCGACGTATGACCTGTCTGTATATGCCTCATGTTATCCAAGCGCGGTTCTGGTGGCAACGTCAGCGGATTTACCGGCCTCTGATTTACCTGTGGAGTTCCATGAGGATGTTTATTATTTTACCTTGGCTTTTGCGGCATTAAAGTTGAAACGCTGGGCAGACGCCGCCACGGCTTACAACAGATACATTGCGGATATTCAAATCAAACGGATGCAATACATTACGAAACAGGTTGATATAAGAATGACTCACGAACTTCCTGAAAGCGTGACGATGGGAGAGCAACAATAATGGGCAAGGGCGGGAATGTAACTATTCAGAAAGAACCTCTACAGCCAGTTCAGCCGGTTGAAGGTGAAAAGAAGCAGAAAGTAAGTATCCCTTTAAACGGGAAACTGATCACCTCGGAAGATCCGGTGGTAGTAGGAAAAAATTTCAGAACGTTGACAAACATGAGATATGGCGAAGTATCTCCACGTTCAATATCCGGAATGACAAAGATTAATTCCAACGTGATAAATGAAACATACCTGAAAACAAGAAACGCTTTTCAGTTCCGAAAGATTCAGACGGATTCCATAGAGTCGCATATATTGGCCCAGGCTTATAACACCGGCTTAACTGCATCAAAGGTTTACGAAAATACAACATCCCCTCCGGCAACAGGAGACTTTACCGCTACGGAGGTTTGGACTGATGACCCCGATGCTGGTTACGGGGTTTTCTCAGACGCACCTGACGGAAATGTTGTTTACTGTAACGGGGCTGAAACTTGTATCTGGGGCGGAGACGAATCAAGGATAGCTGCTTTTATTTTATCAACTGCTGTGGTTGGAGATGATGGTTCAGTTACACAACCCAAAGAACTTACAGAAGCCATGCAAAATAGCAGTACTACTGCTGATAATGTTTGTCATCTTGGTGGTGAAATCGACTCATATACTAAATTCTTATGGCACTGCGATGGCACAGACGGAGATACGGCAGACCAGACCGCTACAACCGGGCAGACGATTTCTCTGGAAGGAAACGCCTGTTTAGATACAGCTTATAAGAAATTCGGTTCAGCCTCACTGCTTTGTGATGGAACGGGAGACTATGCGACTCTTCCAGATTCAACAGATTGGTATTTTGCCGCCGCACCTTTTACGATTGATGGGTGGGTAAGATATAGCGTAGAGCCGGGAACCGCTTCCGGGTTGTGTGGTCAGTATGTTGATAATGATAATTATTGGTATTTAGAGTTTGGTGCAGATGGACAATATAGTTTTGTTATAAAAACAGCTGGAACGGTAAAAGCAAACTACGGTTTTTCAAATGACGTCCAGTCGATTAATACTTGGTATCATGTTGAATTAGTACGAAGCGGAACAAGTCTTAAACTTTATGTTGATGGAGTGTTAGCTCCATGTGGAGCTCCCCTAGTAGCCATATCAACAAATGAAGTTCCTAATCTAGCTGCCTTGCTTACCATAGGAAAAATCCAAAACGCATTCGGTACAGATTATATGAACGGGTGGATTGACGAGTTCCGTATCTCCAAAGGAATCGCAAGGCATACTTCTGATTTTACTCCGCCAGCTTCTCCTTATTCTCCATCTTCAAGATATTTTTTAGTTGGTTCGCTACGCCCACTTCAAGGAATAAAATTTTATGTAAGTCAGGCTAATACGGTTGCTTCTACGTTAACCTGTAAAGTATGGAATGGTTCCACGTGGGACCCACTTACAATAGTAGACAACACAGACACAGGAGCTTCTTTAGCAATAACCGGTGTAGTATCTTTTTCTTCCACCGTTAATACAGCAAGAATTAAATTTATCGAAGGTTACTTTTTATATTGGTATCAATTTTATTTAGATGGCGGTGAAGCGGAAATCTACAAGGTAACTCTTGATGCTCCATTTCAGAAAATGGTTGATTTCTGGGATGGTGAAGACAGGCTGTGTGCCGCATTTTATAAATACACGACAACTTATATTGATTATACCATTAATGTTGCTGAAGATAATTATGACACGACATACGCTGACACCTACGCTGATTTAAGTAGTCTGGCCGCATACAGCGGCGTGGGGGGTAACTGTCTTTATATCGGGTTCTTTGAACAGATGATGGCGATTAACTTTTCCATCCCTTCCGACAGGACGAATTCTACCGCCTCAACAGTTATATCAGTGGATTACTGGGATGGAACTGAGAGGAAATCAGTAGGTACCGTAACTGATGGAACGTCAGAAAGTGGTATTTCTCTGGCAAAAACAGGAACGATAAGTTGGAATCCGCCCGATCCACAGGCGGAATTTAAAAAGACTATCTTCAATACAAACTTGCCTTTATATTACTATAGAGTGAGATGGGATAAAGCCTTGGATGCTTCGACAGGTATTTATCATGTATCCGGCATTCCTGCCCAAAAGAAAATCAAAGGTTACAAATTTCCTTTGTATTCTCAGGACAGATTGATGCTTTGTGGAAACAAAGACGAAGCACAGAACACGGTTTTAATATCAGCCTACGAAACCGCGCAGGTATTTAATGGTGAAGACAGTTCAGAAATATCGTTTGGTAATTCAGACGCACTTAATTGCGGATGCACGTTATTTGCAATGTACGGTTCTCTTCTTTATAACATAACGCTGTTGTTTAAAGATTCGGAAATTTGGGGACTGGTTGGCAGTGCTAACGGATGGCTGAAATATCGTATAGCTGAAACAATAGGATGTCCGGCTCCTTCAACTTTGGTGACTTGTATTATCCCTCCACGGGAAGGACAGGAACAAAACAACAGATCATTTGCTATCTGGATGGCTGCGGACGGAGTTTACACATCAGACGGTAGACATCCGATTTGTGTATCATGGGACATCAGAGACTTGTTTGATCCTCTCTCGTCTTCCCATATCAATCAATCTTACATTAAGAGTTTCAGCGCTTTTATTGATAAGAGCTTAATGGAGTATCATTTTCTTATTGCGCTGACCACTGGAACAGTAACTACGTTAGACGCTGAATACGTTTTGGATTTAAGGAAATGGAAATGGTATAAAGTTGACAGAACCTCCGGCGCAAGATTGCAGTGCGGCATAAGTGTTCTTGACAGTTACGGGAACAATCATTCTTACGGATTCATTGATTCCGGATACATGGAAAGATTAGAATACGGCAAGACTTTTGATGGACAAGCGATTGTTTCTACATTGCAGACCGGTGACTTCTCGTTAATAGAAAATGATTTTTTGGTTGAAACAAGCCTGACGGGTCATGTCCTGGTGATGGCGGCAAAGACCTACGAAACAATGACTTTAGACGTTGCGCCGGGTGGAGCGGGTTGGTCGGTAGGAGAAACTATTACTGGACAAAGTAGTGCCGCTACTTGCAAGATAGCCGCCAAGACTTCAGGGACATC